TGATGTTTTAGAGATTGGTTTTGGTTTAGGTTACTCTGCCACAGAAATACAAAAACACAAGATTCAGTCACACACCATTATAGAATCAGATTCAAACGTAATTAGTAAATTAAAAAAATGGGCTAAGAAACATAAAGTTAATATTATTGAAGGCACGTGGCAGAAAGAATTAAAAAAATTAGGAAAGTATGATTCAATTTTTTTTGATGATGCACCTACAAAAAAACATCCTGACTATGATGAAATTAGAGTTTTTGATTTTTACCATCAAATAGCTCAAAGACATGTGAATAAAAATGCTAAAATGACATGGTATCTAGATAAGCCTATTTATTGGATATCTCATCCTTATATTCATTGGAGTTTAAAAGAGTTTGCCATACATCCACCAGAACACTGTTCTTATACAAAAAATAATATAATGTACTTACCATTGCTTAACTTTACAAAAGGTATTATAAACAAGATTGAGCGATTGGTTATAACAAAGAATTTTGATTTAAAAAAATTTTAAGATGTCATTCAAAAAAAATAAATACCTGGTAATTAAAAAAGCAATATCTCCAGATTTAGCTGATTTTTGTTATACCTATTTTTTAAATAAAAGAAGAGTGGCTAAATTTTTATTTGATGAGAAATATCTACATCCCTACGAAACAATGTTTGGTATATGGAGTGACGCTCAAGTTCCAAATACTTATTCTCATTATGCAGACTTAGTTATGGAGACTTTGTTACTAGGTTTAACTCCTAGAATGGAGAAAGAAACTGGTTTCAAAGTTTATCCAACTTATTCTTACGCAAGAATTTATAAGAATGGTGATGTATTACATAGACACTCTGATAGATACAGTTGTGAAGTATCTACAACTTTAAATCTTGGTGGCGATCCTTGGCCAATTTATTTAGAGCCCTCAGGAAAAAAAGGAATGGCTGGAATAAAAATTAATTTAAATCCAGGTGACATGCTTATTTATAGAGGATGTGATTTAGAACACTGGAGAGAAGTTTTTAACGGTAATCACTGTGGGCAAGTATTTTTACACTACAATGATCAAAAAAGTGACAATGCAGAAAAAAATAAATTTGACGGTAGACCCATGGTAGGTTTACCTAGTGATTTTGCAAAATCTAAAGTGATCAAGTGATTGTAACAAGTGTTAACAACATTAAATTTTATAGAGAATTTAATCTTTGTGAAAGAAAAGATTTGATAAGTATTAAAGAAGCAATAGATTTAGAGTTTGCAAAAAATAATATAGTTTGGACTCATCCTTTATATCAAACATGGAGCGATTTACATAAAAGATTAAAGCATGTGCCTAGTTTTAATACCCTTAAAAACAAAGTTATAAAATTAGTAAAAAATATAAATAAAGAATTAAAATTAACCACGTGTTGGACTAATCTTTCCACGGAGGATAATGTGTATGCTTTCCATTCTCACAACACTAAATTAAGTTGTGTTTTCTATTTGCAATCAAAGCAGGATTGCTACGGTTTGCGTTTAAAAAAGCCAGAGATTATTTTCCCTTCAATAGAAAATTCTATCATTATTTTTGATGGCTCAGTTTCTCATTCTATAGAATATATGCCTAATAAGGTTTTTGATAATATTGATTCTCATAGATATTCTGTGGTTTTTGATTTTATTTAGAAGAGGACAAGTAGATTCGACAACTCTTATATATTATAATAAAGCATGCCTTTAAGTTTTGTAGATATAAGACCAGGATTCAATAAACAGATTACTCCTACAGCTGCCGAGGGGCAGTATATTGATGGGGATAATGTAAGATTTAGATACGGTCTACCAGAGAAAATTGGTGGTTGGGAGCAACTAACTGCTAGTACAATAGTAGGTGCAGCAAGAGCTCAACATCAATGGACAGATTTAGATGGTCGTAGATACGTTGTGCTAGGCACTCACAAAGCTTTAATACTTTATTATTCAGAAGCCTTTTACGACATTACACCCTTAGATGCAGCTTTGTCAGGAGCTACTTTTAATACTACAAGTGGCTCAGCTACAGTTACAGTGAATTTAACCAACCATGGATTTGAAGTTGGAGATTTATTTACATTCACAATGTCTTCAGCTCCAACTGGTTTTGTGGCTGCAGATTTTGACGGAACATTTCAAGTCGTAACTGTAACAGACATCAACTCCTTCACAATTACTATGGACTCTAATGCTACTGGCACTGCATCTGGATCGGGTTCGGCTTCAATAAATCCTTACGTTAGACCAGGTGCTTTAAATCAAACGTTTGGTTTTGGATGGGGTACTGGTTTATGGAGTGGTAGTTTAGCTGGAGCAATATCCTCAACTTTAAATGGCTCTTTAGCTGACGACGCACAAGGTAATAATGGATCAGCCACAAATATTACTTTAACTGATGCCTCTTTATTTCCAACAACTGGAACAATTTTAGTAGGTGGTGAGTTAATAACGTACACCGGCAAGTCATCTAATGATCTAACAGGAATTACCAGAGGTGCGAGCGGGTCCACAAGATCAGCACACTCAAATGGATCGATAGTTGAGGACACAGCAAACTTCGTTGGTTGGGGACAAGCATCTTCAGCAAGTACAGTTGTTTTACCTTCTGCTGACTGGTCATTAGATAATTTTGGACAAACTTTAGTAGCAACAATTTTAGATGGTAAAACTTTTACTTGGGAACCAATAAATTCTAATGTGAACGCTCCGCAAACAAGAGCCGCTGTAGCTTCTGGCAATCCCACATCATCTGTTATGACAATTGTGTCGGATCAAGATAGACACTTATTTCATTTAGGTACTGAAACAACAATAGGCTCTACAGCATCACAAGATAAAATGTTTATAAGATTTTCAGATCAAGAAGATATATCTGACTATGCCCCTACCTCTACGAACACCGCTGGAACTTTTCAATTAGATGATGGCACAGAAATAAGAGGTGCAGTAAAAGGAAAAGATTATATATTTATTCTAACAGATACAGCTGCCTACATCTCTCAATTTGTTGGACCACCATTCACTTTCTCTATTAGAAAAGTTGGTTCTAATTGTGGTTTGATAGGAAAACATGCAGTCGTTTATGCAGATGGTGTCGTTTATTGGATGGCTGATTCAGGTGGATTTTTTGTTTATGATGGAACTGTAAAAAGTTTACCTTGCACTGTAGAGGATTTTGTTTTTACAACAAATAATACTGGCGACTTAGGAATAAGTTTTGACCAAGCTAAAAAAGTTTACGCTGGTTATAATACTTTGTTTGGTGAGGTAACTTGGTATTACCCTAAATCAGGATCTACTGGTATTGATAGAAGCGTAACATTCAACTACACTGAAAATACTTGGACAACAGGATCGTTAGCAAGAACCACTTATTACGATGCTCAGCTTTTCGATCATCCATACGCAACAGAATTTTCATCGACTGGAGTCCCAAGCTTTCCAACTATAAAAGGTGCTACAAATACAAACGGTGCCACTACATTCTATGAACATGAAAAAGGAGTTGACCAAGTTAATAGTTCGGGCACAACTGCGATTTTAGCTAATATTCAATCAGGTGATTTTCAATTAAATTTAGACGGTCAAGGAGAATTTTTTACAAAAATTAGAAGATTTATTCCTGACTTTAAACGTTTAACCGGTGATGCACAAGTTACCATAAATTTAAAAGACTTTCCAGTGGATACAGCAGCATCCTCACCTCTTGGACCATTTACTATTTCATCGTCTACTCAAAAAATAGATACAAGAGCTAGAGGTAGAGCAGCAAGTTTAAAAATTGAAAATACGAGCACAGGCCAATCATGGAGATACGGAACGTTTCGTGCTGACGTGCAACCAGATGGTAGAAGATAATGGCAAAAATTACAGCTTATATTCCAGAACCTAAAGAAACTTATCAACCTGAAAATCAGAGACAAGTTTTGCAATCTTTAGATACGGTAAAGCAACAACTTAATACTTCATATCAACAAGATTTAAAAAATGAACAATCAACTTTTAATTGGTTTATATCATGACTATACAATATAAAAATGCAGGGATAAATTTAAGCACAACAGGGACAACAACTGTGTTAACTTCTCCATCCTCGGCAAGATGTTTAGTAAAACAAATTCAGGTAGATAATGCATCTGCATCACCTGTTAATTTATCAGTTCAGTTTACAGACAGTTCTACATCTACAACTTTTCGAATAAGAAATAAGGCTATACCAGCTAATGAAGTTGTTGATATAATTAATCAAACTTTAGTTTTAGAAGAAGGTGATTCATTAAAAATGACAGCGGGCACTGCTAATGAGTTACAAGGTATTATAAGTTACGCACAGATCGATAGGTCACAAGAAAATGGCTAAGAAAAAACCTGTATTTGGTGTTAATACTTATATTAGAAAAACAAGAAAAAAAAGACCAGGCAGACATACAAAGAGATTGAACAAACACAAAAAAAAGAGTATGAAGAAGCAACGCTATAAAGGACAAGGAAGGTAATATGGAAATAAGAAGAATACCAGCACACGCAGTAGAAAAAATAAAAAATAAAAGAACTGGAAAAGAATATAAAGATAAAGCAGAGTTTGATGCAGATGT